TACAGTGTTTTCTGCAAAAAACATGCATGTTTCTGTACTAGTAGATATTAATTTTAAAGCCTTTTTTGATTCTTTCTCGAAGGGAAGTTGTGGAAAAGGAGTGATCTCTAGTGTTATAAACTATACGTATATTGCGTTCTTCGCATATATCTTTGGCCGTAAAATCTTTATTTAAGTAATCTGAACCAATAATTCTAACATCTATAGGTAGTGATAAAAATACATCTTTTAAATCTTCTTCTGTGTTATAAACAATAACATCGTCAACATATCTTACAGCTGCTACTTGTAATTGTCTTTCTACTAAAGATTGTATGGGTGTGTTTTTAGATGATCGATCTTTTGATGGATCGTTTTGCAATGCAACTACAAGGTAATCACATTCATTTTTAGCTTCAGCTAACATTGTAATATGCCCAGCATGTAGTAAATCAAAGGCTCCACAGGTTATCCCAACAGAGCCTTTTGTTTCATGATTTTGTAGCCATTTAAGCATTATTTAAAATGTCTGTTTATTGTTTCTATTTTATCTTCAGCATCCGCCATTTTAGCTACTTCAGCTTCTATGGTTTCTACTATATCAATATGTTCGCCTATTCCAGCTGCATTCCTTTGATATACCATAATATTAGCTTTTGCTACTTCGATATCGCCTTCTAATTTTTTTATTAAAGCTTTTAATAAATAATTCATTTTACCTCCCAAAAAGTTTTCTTCTTTTATACTCGTTAATAGTATCTATTAATTTTGATGTCCAATTATCCCTATCTTCTATAAAAATCTGAGGGCCTTGATCTCCAGCAATACAAATAACTAATTGCTTTATTGGCCGACCAGTTCTTTCTTCCCACATAATAGCATATGCTGAAGCTTGAATAAAGTAATTTTCAATCCATTTTTTCTTTTTCAATTTTGTAGATGTTTTCCAATCTATTATAGAATCTACTCCGTTCCATTGTCCAACTAAATCTACTCTACCAGCTAAACCTAAATGTTTAGAATATAAACCAGCTTCTTGTGAATATACCTTAGTTACACATTCGTCTAAAATTGGCTGAACATCTTTAAATGTTTGTATGTTATTTGGCATTACGCCTTCTAAATAATTTTCATCATTAGCTAAATACTTTTCAATAACTGTATGAACTGTTGTACCTCTTCGAGATGCTCGATAAGATACCTTGTTTGCTTCTTCTTCTCCAACTCTAGCTCTCCAAGCTTGGATTGCTTCTTCTGATAGAATTTTTAATACTGTTGTCACAGATGGATATTCTTTTCCTTCAGGGTCTTTATATACTCTACCCTTTGGACTTGTTTCAGCTACTAAATCGCCATATCCTAATTCTACTGGTTCATGTTTAAAGTTTTGCATTTTCCACCATTTCCTTGGTCATTAAGAAATCTCTGACCATTCCACTTCTAACAATATCTTTCCATGAAAATTCTATTACATCAAAATCTTTCATGTGTTCTAAAATATGTACGAAATTAATGATACCGTTTTGTTCTGTTTGTTTTGTAAAATCTGATTGGTGATAATCACCACTAAAAATAATTTTAGAATTATTTCCCATACGTGTTATAATAGAACACAGCTCGTGATAATTACAATTCTGAGCTTCATCAACTATAATAATTGAATTGTTTATAGTTAAACCGCGTAAAAATGAAGTGGTTAAAAACTCTAGGTGTTTAAATGCATTTAATTTTTGATATGCATCTTTATCATCAAATAAATCACCGATTAATGATTTATATATTGACTTATAAGCTTCTTCCTTTTCTTCTTGAGTACCTGGTAAAAATCCCATATCTCTAGTAGGTACAGCTGATCTAACAATTACTACCCTTTCATAATTATTATCTTTAGATAAAACTGATTCCAATGCAAGGTATAGAGCAATAAAGGTTTTACCTGTACCAGCTGAGCCAGTCATTACAATATTTTGCTTATCTTTCCAACCATCAAACACTTCAGACTGTGCGTGAGTCATTGGTTCTCTTTTGATTAAATGTTCTAGACGAATTCTAGATGGTTTTTTAGCATTCATTTTGTTTTAATATTATCCTTAAGTCTTGGTGGTAATCCAGATTTAATCCTGTCTTGTACTTCTTTCCATCCAGCTCCAGCTCTCTCTAAAACACCCTTTCCACCATCGTAATCAATACCTGGAGCTTTAAGAATTACTTGTTTTAAGTGTGGGTTATCATTTTTAAAATTATCTAGTTCTTTCCAACTCATAATATATTCTTTTACTTCACCAGTTTCTTTATTTTCAAAATCGTAACTAGGCATAATTAAACCATCCTGGGATATCTCGTTTTGTCCAAACCATATTAAACCTTTCTTGTTTAGTTTGATAGAATGCTCGATAAGATTTAACAGGATCTGATAAAAAGCATTCTGGATTTGATTTCATAGCAAGTTTAAATTGTGTCATACTTCCTTCTGGTATATTCTTAGGTAGTAATCCTAATTCCAATCCAAGTACATGTTCAGTTTTGTGTATCTTACCATATCTGTATGTATACTCTCTGCAAAGTGCAACAAAATGTTCATAATGCCATCTGTAATTTTGTGATGATTCTCTTGTCCATACGGTACAAGGGTGATTGAAATGTACAGCTTTGTACAACAAATTCTCACGCCTTTCGTTATTTAGTTTGTAATAATTGACCATTCTCTTACCGGATTTAGATGGTCTTTTTTCCAAGGTTCCATCTAACATTCTATGAGTTGTTGAGAGCATTTGGCCTGACTCAACAATCATTTTTGGTATGTGTTTATCGCACTGTTGCTGTGCTGCTTTCACTGGATCATTATCTAATATAAAAATGTTCATAATATAGTATTATACCACAGTTTAGTGGAAAAGTACAGGTTTCCCTGTACTTTTCTTGTGAGTCCTATTTTCCTCCCATTTGTATAGCTTTCATTTCGGTTAGATGTTGATCTATATAAGATGCCTTTTTAAGCATCTTAGCAGCTAATACATCTTTACCTCTTTTCAGTAATTTCTTTCGATAGTGTAGTGTCTCTTTTTTATCTCTTTTAAGACGTTCAATGGATTGACAATTCATAAGCATGTTCCTTAATGTTGTTAATATTGATACTATCATAATATAGCTTTTTATTACTTTGCTATCAAACCAGGAAATGCATCCTGACAAAGTTTTCTAGTTATTCCCATTAGTTTTTTATGCAAAATTTTATCTTTTGCTCTAATGAATAACTCAGCTTCGGTGTGATGAACACTTTCCAACAGCTGGATAAACTTGGTTTCTCTCCTTAAAGGCTTCATCTTATCAGCGACTGGCCCTTTAAAGTAGAGATTAAATTCTCTAAATCTTTTATATAGTGAACTGGGTGCGTGTCCTTCGGGTGCATCGTCTGGTTTATAAGGCGGTGCTCCTTCTGGCATGACACATACGACATCTTTGTCGAATGCGATTCGGATGATATCCCGTAATGCTGGGCTATCATGTTCTCTCAGAAAGGTGATTCTTTCTTCTCTGGTTGCTAATTTATTAGCTTCCTTAAATATTTCAGGCAATAATTTTTTCATTGTTATAAAATTCCTCCACAACTTCAATCAATAGATTGCATCTTTTTTTAATTAAATAATTTAAAACTCGCATTTTCATTGCTACTTTTTGCTCGTTATAACTATTTATAATGTTTTTCTGGATAGTTTCTGGGACTTCTGTTAAATCAATTAATGTTCTATTCCTTTGATAATTACGATATATTTCATCGTCCATTACTGATCTTAAGTCATCTGAATTTTCTAACCATTCAGCTATCCTAGTTTTTCTTAATGGCGTTTGCTTTTTATCAGAAACAAATGTATCATCATCAGATAAAACATTTGGGATGCCATCCCCTGTATCACCTTTCATTATATGATTAAAAAGATATGTTCTAGGATTTTCATCCTTCACAAATTTCTTTTGAATAGGTGAAAATTGTTTAACATTGTTAAACTTTTGTAATTGAATAAAATCCTTATCAGATGATATTATCATCATAGGTTCATTCATTCCAAACTCTTGTGATTGTAAAACTAGTGATGCTATTACATCATCAGCTTCTACACCTTCCATGTGTACTACTTTATATGGAAGATTTTCTTTAATTTCGTCACGCACTAAATGTAATATTCTAAAGATTTCATTCCAATCTTGGGAAGAAGCTTCTCTATTCTTTTTGCGTTTTGCTTTGTAGTATGGATAGTAATCTTTACGCCAGGTATTCATACCGTCGGCACATATTACCATTTGTCCGTATTCGTCTCTATAACGTTTGTTATACATTCTTATACTGTTTAGAATCATATGTCGAATCATAGATTCATCGTTTAATTTCTGCACTATAATATTCGAAAGTGCAATTTGGCTATAATCAAGTAATATCATTTTTTTTATTCATCGCTTTTATTTTAATATAGAGGCTATCAAGATCCTTATGAAGTGAATGTTCCATGCCCACATATCTGGATAATAAGGCATATAGTAAATTTACTACTACGAAAGCATCACGACTTTCTCTATATGTTTCATCTCTGAGATCTATACCAACTAATAGATTAACATCATGTTTAGAAATCGCATCTATTTCATCATCAATTATATCAAATAAATGCTGTGATATTTCTACTAAGCTTTCCGAAATATCTCTAATGATTTCTTCTTCAGTCTTTTCCCTGGTGATTATTTCACCTGTAGGGAATTGTATTAATTCTCCCATTTTAGATATTATACCATAGTTTGAGTTAAATGTACAGAGTTATTTTAATGTTTTTACGGTTTGTCCACCGATTTTACACGAAATAATTCCATTGTAATAATCTTCTGTTAATAGCACTTCTCTATCAAATTGTTCCTTTGCTTCCATATATGCACATTCCCCTTTTGTTTTACATAAATGTAGTATTTCTCTATAGAACATTTCAGGTCCTTGAGATTCAACGTCGCTTTTAAGGTGTTTATTAGATCCGTAGTAATCTTTCCAATCGGATTCAACCAATAGTTTTTTTCTACGTTTTCTTGTTTTTGTAATTGGTAAGGTCTTTTTAAACCAAAAGAATTTTTTTCCGACATATTTTTTATTAGTTGCTCTATTAGTAATTAAATAAACAAACCCATAATACACATCTGAGCTAAACTCAGATGGTGGTTCCCAAAATCGACCATTATATTTCCATTCCATATATGTATTTATACATCAAAATCAAGATCGTTATCTTCCTCTACTACTGCGCTTCCGCATTTAGGACAATATATAGGTCCTTCATGTGCTTCTTCAAATTCAACATAACTACGATTAAAACAATATTCACAATCTATTGTGATTTCATTCATTTTAACTCCTTATCCTAGTTTTTCTTTTAATTGGTCGTATCCGCCGATTTCATCGCCATCTATAATAATTTGTGGAAACGTCCTTGCAGTTGGAAACTTTTTAATCATATCTTCTCTACTGAAATCTTTTCCTAACTGAAAGTATTTCCATTCTTTTAATTTTTGAGTACATAACACTTTTGCCATATCGCAAAAAGGGCATTGTTCTTTACCATATATTTCTATCATTTTTCTAATCCTAATCCTATTATAAGAAATGACATCATCATTCCTCCAATTACTACCATTTGTATTATAGTAGGAATTACAACAAAAGCCTTTAAAGCATCAAACTTTCCTGTCATAAAAAAGTCTCCTCCGTTCTGCCACTGTTTAACTTCTTCAGGTGTAGCTTCAACTGTTTTATTTAATTGTAATTCCAACTGTGTTTCGTATCCAGACATTACGTTTGCGGCATCATCTGCAGCACTAGGTCTTTTCCAAGCATCTGGGCTCATTTCATCGTCTCTTCGATAAATTTACCAATAGTTTCTATATCGCGATCGCTTAGTAAACTTGCTTGTGACCACATAGTAGAACTCATATTGCCAACTTCACCTCTGTTCTTATAAGTTGTTAATCTATCAATAATGTATTCAGCATCACGGCCTGCTAATTGTGGAAACATTCCCATTCCTTGACCTTCTTGACCATGACATGCTGCACAACCTCTCCAAACTCCTTTAATTTCAAAAAATGGATCACCAGCTGATGCTGCTTTTTTCTTAGCTATTTGTTCAGCAATGGTTCCTTCTCTTTTAAGATATTCTTGATAGCATTCTCCAGTACAAGAACTAATACTTGGATATCCTTTATATTCTAGGTTATTATATGTAAATGTCATTAGACCAACCATAGAAACTATGAATAAAAGCATGGCTAATCCAATATCCTTCACAAACTCAATCCTTTAAGTGTTCCTTCGTCAACATCTTGTTTAACACCACCTGTAACATAAGATGTAATTTCTGTTTCTTGCGGTGCAACTTGAACACTGCTTCCAGCTATCCACTTTTCTGTCCAAGGTAATGGATTTAACTTTGGAACTGTATATGGACATGGTAAATTAAGAGCTCTCATTCTTTTACAGCCAATCCATTCAATATAATCTTTTAAAATCGTTTCGTTTAATCCTATCATGGATCCATCTTTAAATAAATAGTGTGCCCATTCTTTTTCTTGCTCTATTACTTTAGTAAATAAATCTATTGCCTGTGGTTCCATTTCTTTAGATATTTTTTCAAAGTCTTTATCTTCTGCTATCATTTTTTTAAGTATAGTTGTTGTGCCAGCTAAATGTGTATTTTCATCTCTTGCGATAAACTTAATAATCTTAGCATTACCTTCCATCTTTTTAAGTTCCGCAAATGCCCAACTACATGCAAACGATACATAGAACCTTACACCTTCTAATGCATTTGCTGATAACATACACATCCATAATGCTCTTTTATGATCCATACGGTTAGTTGCAGAATTATTACAATCTATTAAATCGTCATAGTATTTTGCAATATCGTTACCACAATCTAAAATTTCTTTTATATCCAACATATTATCGAATACAACCGATGGATCAGGATATACATTACGTATAATGTGAGTGTATGATCTACTATGGATTGTTTCAAAGAAAGACCAAGTTTCTACCCAGTTTTCTACTTCTGGTAAAGATGCTATAGGTAAAAAAGCCATGTTTGGAGCTCTTCCTTGAACTGAATCAAGTAAGATTTGTCTTTTTAAATTTGATGTAAAAATATGTTGTTCGTGTTCTGTAAGATTATCAAAGTCTTTTTTATCTTTTGAAATATCTACCTCTTCGGGCCTCCAAAAGAATCCTAATTGTTTTTCTGTTATTTTTTCTAGCTGTGGGTATTTAACTAAATCAAACCTTTGAATATCTACGCCTTCATCTAAAAACATATTTTTGAGCAGATGAGATTTGTTAGATTTTTTCAGTATCGCCATTATTATTCCTTTTAAATTTTACAACTATCACAGTCTTCATCAATTTCAACTGTTACTGTTGCGGTTGTACCACTATCATATGTGTGGTGTTCGTCGTCTTGCATTTCTCCAGCACCATCGTAGGTATTAAAATAGTATAACTGCTTTAATCCATATTTATATGCAGTTACTAAGTCCTGAATCATTACTGACATTGGAATCTTATTATCCTCAAACTTTTCTGGATTATAAGATGTATTAACCGATATTCCTTGGTCAATGTATTTTTGCAATATAGCACAAATTTTTAAATAGCCGTCAGGTGATTCTTGATCCCATAATAAATCGTATTTATTTTTGAGATGGTGATAGCCTGGTACGACTTGAGCTAAAACTCCGTCTTTGGATTGTTTGTATGATACTAAAGCTCTTGGAGGTTCAATACCATTTGTACTATTACTAATCTGTGCACTTGTTTCAGCAGGCATTAATGCCATGAGGGTACTATTTCGGATGCCTGTGGCTTTGAGTTGAGTTCTCAGCTCGTCCCACGGTAATCTTTCAGTATTCCCTATTAGATTATCTATTGCACTTTTATATGTATCATTTGGCAGTTCCCCACGGGCATATTTTGTGTCATTATTTGCAGGTATTTTGCCTTTTTCTTCAGCTAAATTTGCTGAAGCTTTAATTAAATAATATGACCACGCTTCAGCATATTCATCTATAACAGAGAATGATTCTTCGTTATATTTTAAACCTCTTTTAGCGAGGAAATAAGCTAGATTAATAATACCTATTCCTAATGGTCTTCTATTTTTTGTTCCGCTTTCGGCAGCTGCAATAGGATAATTTTGATAATCTAATAATTCGTCTAAAGCTCTAACTGATAGATCACAGTACTTTTCAAACTCATGAGTATCATTTATTAAACCCCAGTTGATTGCAGATAATGTACAAAGAGATATCTCTCCAGTATGATCATCATATGATTCTAATGGAGTAGTTGGTAGATCAATCTCACAGCATAAATTGCTCATTCTGATTGGAGCTTTTTTCGGATCAAATGCACCATGATCATTTGCATGATCTACATTCATTATATAAATTCTGCCAGTATCTTTTCTTTCAGTTAATAGCATTTGAAATACTTCAAGTGCAGGTAAAGTTTTCTTACGAATAGAATAAGCTCTTTCGTATTTTTCATACAATGTTTTAAATTTATCTTGGTCATCAAAGAAAGATTCATATAATCCTGGTACGTCATGTGGATCAAAGAATGTAATATTACCACCTTCTAATAATCGTTCATACATTACTTTATTTAATTGAAATGCATAATCCATATGACGAACTCTTGTTTCTTCTGTACCTTTATTATTTTTAAGTACAATTAAATCTTCGAATTCGTAATGCCATACTGGAAGATAAACTGTTGCTGCACCGCCACGAACTCCACCTTGAGAACATGACTTAACTGCTGATTGAAAATATTTTAAAAAGGGTATTAATCCTGTATGTACTACAGATCCATCTCCTACTTTTGCTCCTGCTGCTCTAATAGAACCAGCACCAATCCCTATTCCAGCCTTTTTACTTATATACTTAACAATGCTAGTAGCAGTAGCATTAATGGAATCAAGACTGTCTCCTGACTCAATAAGTACACAAGAACTAAATTGCCTAGTAGGAGTTCGAACTCCCGCCATAATTGGAGTGGGTAGTGAAATATAAAATTGAGAAATCGCATCGTAATAATCCTTAACAAATTTTAATCTATTTTCTTTTGGATAATTCATGAACAGTGTTGCTGAAACCATCATGTAAAGCATTTGAGGTGTTTCGTAGTGTGTTTTATCTCTACGGTCTTGTACTAAATACTTTCCTCTAAACTGTTCCATACCAGCATAGGTAAATGTATCATCCCTATCATGCTTTATATATGAATCCAGCTCATCGATTTCTTCACGAGAATAGTTTTCCATAATTGCACCATCATAAACTTCTCTACTAATATTTTCTATAATTAAGTGAGATAATGGCCATGGTTTATAATCCCCATAGACTTCTTTTCTCAGCTTATATGATATAAGCCTTGCTGCAACAAATTGGTAATTGGGGGTATGCTCTGATATAAGCTCTGAGGCACTCTTAATAAGAAGTTCATGAATGTCATAAGCTGGTATCTTATCATAGAGTTGTATATTTGATCTGAGCTCTATCTCCGACATACTGACCCCAGTAATGCCTTCAACGGCCCATTCGAGTACTTTATGTACTTTATCTAAATCAAATTCTTGAAGCGTTCCATCACGCTTTGTAACTTTAATCGACATTATATTGGTTCCGTTCATTTTATTAGGTTATATTATACCATACTTTTGGCATAATGTACAATGTTATTTTGCTTTTATTTTGAGCCTTCGCTCCATTTCTTCTATTCTCTTGATAAGATCTGGGTAAGCATCAAATTCATGTAATTCTTTACATGGATGAGAATTGCCTTCTAGCTTATCTAGTCGCTCTGCGGCTAAAGGATACTGTTTTCTAAATTTTGCATCCTTCTTAGCTAGTTCAAGATCGTATCGTTCAGCAAAATACTGCATAAACCTATCAACTTGTTTTTGGAACCAGATACCCATAGTTGTACCTTGGAACCATTGATAAAACGAACTACCAATTATCGATGATAATATAGATTTTAACGATAGTATGATTAGCCAATGCATATTATTTCTCTTTTTTGGCTAATACTTTAATTGCTTTTACGTAATTAGGCATACCATGATCTACAACTCCGTCAAAGAATTTAAATCTTTTCCATGAGTTAACAATACCATAAATTGTATCTGCCCATGTTGGCTTTAATGCCTTTTCGCCAAATCTATTAAAGTAAATCATTTCACCGTGATGTCTAAACCCTAACCATGCTGGCGGGATTCTACATACGATATCATTGTTATTCATAAATCTGTAATGATCACAATGAATGTTCTTGATAAATTTAGGTCCACCAACTCTTGGTGATCCAAATGTAAATAATTCTTCTGGCTTATATCTTGTAGCACTAATAGTTGCCATTGCTGCACCTAAACTATGACCTGTAAAGTATACATCTTTTCTTACTTTTAATTGATCATTATGCTCTAATTCTTTTAAGATATCCATCCATAAATCGTTTACTTCCTCTTGGAATCCACCATGGACTTTACCGCCAGCTACTGCTGCTTGTTTAACTAATTTTAAATCAGCTAAAACATCATTTAATTTTGAAGGTTCCGTTCCTCTAAAAGCAAACCATAAATCATTTCTATCTTTTGCTATTAGAACTTCTGCTCCACCTTTACTAATTAATTTTACTTGTGCAAATCCTAATTTCTTACCAGCAGTCTCTGCAGGTTTAGGATTCATATACGCAATTGCTGAGAGTTTAGCTGCTACTACGCCTCTTTCCCATACAGTCAATTGTTCTTTCATTCTAGTTGTTGCCATTTTCTTTCTCCACTTTAATTTCAACTGCTCCAGCATCTTCATCATTAATTGTCACATCCCTATAATAAACTATCACCTCGCCGAGCTGATTTATATATCTTTTAATTTCTTGAGTATTATAAGACATTAACTCATAATCATCAACCGTCATAGCTACAAATACAATATCTCCGCCATGTTTTTTCTTTATATCATCTATAAATTTATCAAGATATGTGTATCCTTCTGGATATAAATCTTCTCTACCTAATTTACAGTTTGATTTTTTAGTTTCAGGATCTTTTAAACAATTTTCAATTATTTTTGTATCTGAAACTACATACCATTTAGGTTCTTTTAAATCTATTGCTCTAGGCATTACTGGCTGAACAATATCAATTTTAACTGGTTTAGTTATTATTTCAACTTCTCTAGGAGCCTGTTGAAGTAGTGAACAACCACTAATCGTTAAGAGAACTAATACGTTTACTATCTGCTTCAATCGCATCGAATGCCTCCTTTGTTCTAGCGTTTGCTCTTGTTTCAATCATACCAGGTTTAGCACTTGCTAATTTAGATAAGTTATGGCGTCTAAATATATCCATATATTCAGCCATCTCTGCCTCGTATGCTTGATTTCTGACTTGTAGCCCTGAAAGAGCTTGAGTGGTTTTTTGAAGATTTCCTTGAATAGCCTCGATTGTGGCTTTTTGTTCTTGATCTCTTAAATCTTGAGCCAATATTACTTTGGCTTGTTCTTCTAACTTATTTTTCATTGGTACAACAGCTAGGTTATAATATAAAAATCCCGATATGGCTAAAGAGCCTATAATTCCAATCAATATTTTATTCATAATTATTCTTTATTTGCTGTTATAGTTTCTTGGTTCCTTTTGGCTTCAAGTTTTTTGGCTTTTTCTAATCTAGCAGATCTTTTGGCCATCATTCTTTCTACGAATTTTTTACCTTCTTTTGTTCTGCCGTCATAACGCCTTTGTACGTCTTTCTTCTTTTTTACTGCATCTGCAGGTAGAGAAACACCAGAGCCAGCTACTGAATTAGCTGCAACTTCCCAAATGTCTTTAAATGATTTCATCTTTTTATCTCTCTATTAGTTATATATAATTCTTGGTTAGTTAAAGGATGATTAACCTTATAGATATTCTGATTAAATAATCTATCTATAGGTTCTAAGTATTCTTCAATCTTAACCTTAGATTTTTCTAATGCTATAACTTCTCCAGTAACAGGTGAACATATATCTTCTGTTAATGAATATGTTCCAGGTCTTAGTTTATCATCTTCCTGGAACCAAGCTGACTCTTCAAGTTCTTCCATTTCATCAGCTGTTAAAATATCGGACATAACTTTTTGTATTTCTTTTTCAGTTAGTCCAGTATGTTCTTTTATTAAAAATAAGGCCGCGGCATAAGTTGCTAATTTTGAACCTCCGCCAGGAGCCTTTTGTAATAGTCTTTTAATATTAAAAACTAATCTATGAAAAACAGTATAAGCAGATTTTTCAGCTGGTGTTGATAAAGTTTTAGCTTTCTTTAATACTTTACCTTTATCATCAATTATCCCATACTGAAAAGCTTTCGTATTATCCCAAGAAGTTGTTAACATTCTTAGAAAACGAAATGCGTAAAATAAATCTCCTGCTCTTGATACTATTCCCACTATAAATTCCTTAAAACTCCTACAATATATGGATCCATTGGTACATCTAATTTTTCCTTTTCTGGCAAATAATGTAAAAATATTAAGAATGGCTTTATATAGTGCCAATGATTCTCATCTATTTTGTACCAAAGCATCCTATTTGCAGCTTCTATTCCAAAGCAATTATAAATTACAATTAGATGATTTAAAATCAATCTTTCTTGTAAATCATTATGTGCTTCGTATCGGCTTAAGAGTCTTTTGACATACTTAAACCTATTAACATCTTCTTTAAATTCATTAACATCTATGCACTCAGGATTATCATAATGTTGAGATGCATAAAGCTTAAAATTCTTTCTATTCAACTTATCAAATACTTTCATCATATATTATATATGTAACCTTAAAGGTTGATATTTTTACTTCTTGCCAGGTTCGCCGTAGTTAACACTCCAATCACTTCTTGGAAAATTAACAAATGATTTAAGATTACCTAATTCTTTTACCATATCATCAAAGTTAACATCACCCTCTACTTGACCTCTTGGTAAGTCTGGGTTTTTACCAGGAAAGCCTGGATAGATATCTAATTCAAAATCGCTTGATCCTTTACCAACCTTGAAACCTTTTACAGTCTTAGGGCCGTTAAGAACTTCATCTTCTTTGTATCTTAAACCTAATTTTTTAAAATGCTTTTGCACTATTTTTAAAGCTGCTTTAACATCGTTAATAACCTGTGTTCCAGTGTTATCTTCATCTCCAGCTGTTTGATTCATTTTTAACTTACCACTGAATCCAGTAATATGCATAGTTTTAAATGGTGGTTTAGGTACCCTAAACGCTTCTCTAAATTCAAAAAAGTTCATTAGTCTGATTCTCCTTCACCTGCATCATAGTTTTTATCGACATAGTTAAAGAATTCTTTTCTTTTCTCTTTGTCTAACTCTTGAGGTGATTTAACTCCAAATTTCTTTAATGCGCTTTGAAAGAAAGCTTGATATTTCTTCTGCTTATCAGTCTCTTCACTCTTAGGTTTTTCATGAGTGTATCCAAGCTTTTTCATTCTTACATGATCTTCAGGCTTTTCAGCTTTATACTCTTTGCCTGTTTTAGGATCATACATCATATGAGGTTCAAAGGCTTCTTCTAAATCTTCTTCCTCTTTAATGTCTTCGAAAAGCTCTGGATATAGATCTTCTAGATCTTCTGCATCCATTCCCATAATATCAGGGTCCATCATCATATTAACAATAGCCTGTTTATCGCCAGAAATGTCAGCCATACCTCTACCTTTAGCTTTAATCTTTACTTTATGTTTTTTTTGGGCATCAGTAGTAACTTTTCTATCTCCGACATAATCGACATCAATAGTAGTTTTACCTTTACCCGCTTTCAGCTTCTTTTCTTTAATGTTGCTACCATCAGCTTTCATTCCTGATTTTTTAACAACATGCTTCTTTTTAAAATCCTTTTCGCCAGTTTGTGGACCATTTTTACCAGATGGTGATTTTGGTTCATCAACTTCCTTAACGGATTTTTTACCCTCAAGAACATCGCTAACTGATGCAGCAATGCTTTGAGTTTCTTTATCATGCAATTTTGCCATTTTATTTTCCTCTCTTATTGTATGAAAAGCATTCCTGTAATCCCAGTGGCTGCTGCCGCGATGACTACCCAGAATATTTTATTTATTACACTTACTGTAGAAGCATTAGACCTAACTAATCCTTCTAGCCTATCAACTCTATTTATAAGAGTTAAGATTTGTTCTCCTTGTTGTTTACCAAATTCGGTTAGAGTAACAATCTTTTCTTCAGCGCGTGCCAAAGCTATAATAGCTTCAGACATACGATCTATTTTTTCTTCTATACGGTCAAGCCTTTGGGCTTGTTCAGCTCTTTGTTCCGCTGCTGTACTCATATTTATATATCCTACATCGTAATGGCGTTACGCCTTTTATTAATCTATGGTATTCTCCTTTTTTAATATCAAATACCATACCCTTTTTTAATAGCCAGGGTAAGCAATTTTGTAATTGGAATTGCCATCCTTCGCCATCTAAAATTTCTACTTCCCTGTCTTCCATATCACGGTGCCAAACGTATTCTGCGTCTGTCTTTTCTGGTAAGAATTCTCTTATAGATCCTTCTTCCCAGTATGGTTTACCAAAAGTAATTTCCACCACCTTTTAATCCTAGGTCTTTTGCGTACTTTGGTAATCTACAAGACCAGTAACCTGGAGTGAGTTTATCTGTTTTAGTATCGCAGTTGTGTCGTGATGCAAAATTCCTAGCTGCATCGCGATCATTGATTTTAGAAGTAAGACCACCTTTTTCGTCTCCAAAATTTATTTTCTTTATGTTTCCAGTTTTAGGGTTTTTAACATATACAACATATTTTTTAGGTCCTGAACTTCTACTTGGTTTATTAAGTTCTGGATCAGGGCCTTCAATCAATGGTTGCTCTAAAGGAACATATGTACCTTCGTATAAACCAAATCTATCTTGAATATGTTCTAAAAAATTATTCATATTTTTTTATTTAGCCGCCAAATTCGTGGCCAGCAACTCTTTTCATTTGTTTTACAAACTCTTTATAGTCTGGCTTATTTTTATAAAGTTTAATTGTAACCTCAGGTCTATCTTTTCCTTTGATTCTCCAGCCGTAACCATCTTCTTTATGTTCTGGTTTAGTTGTTTTTACAACTCTTCTTTTAAATCCAGCTTCCCAAGATTCACCTTTGTTCTTACCTTCATCGACATCTTCTTTGATTTTACCTTTAATTAAATCGTCAAGGTTGTTATCTAACCATTCAATGAATTCGTCTTCATCGTCTCCACGAATCTCACCATTGGAACTTGCCCAATTACTAAGTTCGTCTTCAGCTTTCCTGGATAGTTCTAGGTTACCACTTCTTTGTACTTTCTGAAGTTCTCTTTTGTGTTTACGAACTATATCTTGAATCTTCTTACTTTCTGCTACGGTTTCTTTTGCTACTAACTTCCAACCTTGCCTTTTCATTTTGTCTGCTGTCTTACCATCAACCTTTCTGGTGTATCTACCTTTTTTGACAGTATATTTTTCTGCGCCTTCTTCTACTTCTTCTGGTACACAGTTTGGAACTTCTTTACCATTCTTGGTTTTAGTTCCTACTTGTTTATATCCTGGCCAGCATGGACCTTTGTTTTCATAAAAATCTTTAAAATTTTTCATTATTTGCGTACTCCTTTTTCTAAATCATATAGAAAAGCTTTGTTTTTTGCTTGGCCTTTTGTAGTAATTTTTAATCCTACTAATCTACCGACGTTATTGACTAATTCGGTATTACCTTTTCTTAAATCTTTTTCTAATTTAGTTTGAACGTCTTTAAGCACAACTTTAATAATGTTTGGTATATCCATTACTAATGGTGCTCTTTCGTCAACATTCAGTTTTCTAAATTCTTGAAAAGATTTCATTTTAGGCTATCTATTTCCTTTTTAATTTTTTTATATTCTGGGCCGCCATGCTTAACGTCCATTAATTTATTATATAGATCTACTACTTTTTCCATATCTTTAGCTTTAACTTCATTAACTTCTTCATCAAACATTCCAGAATCTTTCATCATTCTAAGAGCATCTTTTTTTGCTTTTTCTGCATTTGATTTTGAAATCTTTTCAACTGCCTTTTTAATCATAGCTAAACGCTTCTTTTTATCCGCATCTGATAAAGCTTCAAAAGTTAATTCTTCCTTTTGAACATCTTCGTTAGCTAACCTTAAAGCATCTTTAACCATAGGATCATTACCCAATCCTTTTTTCATATTTTCTATTTTTTTATAAGCACCTGTCATATTACCACCCATATCTAATGCTATTTTTACAGCAGCAGATACTAAAGCAGACGGAAATTTACCTCTATACTTTTCTCTTAATTCTTTGAATTTCATTTAACCATTCCTCTTATATCTCTTTTTGCTAGTCCGTATACATCTACCAACCATTTTTCTAAACCTCTTTTATCTCTACTCATGACGACTAATTCCATTTCTCTCTTATCCCAAGTATCGATATACACTCCATCCTCTTCCCATTCATCAGCGTATTCTCTTGGATCGCCCATATCAAAATCTAATGTAGCTTTATAATTTCTTTCAGAAATCATTTGGCTTTCTCTTAATTCTTTAAAACTTTTCATTTTTTTTATCCTTTTACCTTAGCGGCTAAATCTTTGTCAGCTTTACCCCATGTTCCGCTTGACTTAGTAACAAATGAATTAACTCTTGCTAATCCCCATTGAATTGGTGTAGTGCCTGGTCTGTGTCCAGTTCTCCATGCAGCTACTCCTCTATCAAAAACTTTCTTTAATATACCATAAGGCATTCCACTTTTATCAGCTTTCTTTTGAATAGCTTTTTTAGCTCCGCCTTTATCTTCTACTATATAATCTTCAAATGTAAAGCTTTCACCGTACATTTGCTTATACTTTTTAGTATGCTTAGATGTTTTAGTTTTTGCTGTTGCATCACCAGGAGCTGGTTTGTAAGCTGCTGGGTTATCGTCATCCATCTTTGATTGTTTCTTAAATTGTGCTGCTCTTTTATCTTGCGTTGATTTACCTAAACCTTTATGATATTTTTTAGGTCTCTTCTTTTTCTCTTCGTTTTGGCCTGGTGTATCTTTTTTATATTTTTTAGTTAATTCATCAGTTCCATCACAACCTGCCATTGATTCTACAGATTCCAACCAAACTCTTTTTCTAAAATCGCCAAAATTAACTAATAGATAGTTACTACCTCTATGTTGTATAGTTCCAACATTTCCGCTTTCTTTTAATCTGACTTCTTCGCCTTCGTTAAATAGATTTCCTTCAATATATTCTTCTCTTGTTTCTGAAAGCTTTGGTAATTCGACATGTGGTCTTACTGATTCTTTCTTTAAACCCATTCCTTTACGAACAGCATAATATAATTCAGTTCCATCCCCTGGAACGCCAGATGAGAATCCTCTTAAGTCTCCGGCCGCGGCAGCTGCTCTCATTTTAGATGCAGACATTCCTGATATTCCTTCAGCATCTGGATCTCTTTCGCCAGCTGAAACAACTTTTATTGCACCTTCAAATTGATAAAAGCCATGTTTTGCTTCTACTCCATTATACTTATTTAATAGTATATCAAATTCTTTGATCCTATCAGATCCTGCAACCATTGTTACTTTTGTGAATCCTTGGTTATATAATTTAGTACCAATATCCATAACATGACGAACATCGCTGTCAGCCATTATGTTTCTTGCGTGTTTTGGGAATATTTTACGTAGGAATTTTATTTTATCTTTAAATTGTAATGGATTCTTTTTAGCATCTTGTGATTTAGATGCATAAATTCTATACGCACCGCCACGAGCTATTTTCTTAAGAGTAGTAAATAACTTTTCATGGCCTGTTGTTGGAGGATTAAACCTGCCAAAAACAAATGTTATTTCTTTGGTTTCCTCGACTAAATAGTCGGAAAAGCTTTTAATTTCCATTATCCTCGGTTCCCATTAGTTAGGATTATCCCAACCTTTTATAATATCTTTGCTGAAATTATTAGTAGAAAATTCTAATCGGTCTACTAACTTAACAGCTCCACCTTCCATACGATCTATAGCAACAAAACCTTCAGGGTTGGTTACTCTAAATCCGGATGTTGTTTTTACAAACGTCCCAATCTTTGATAGTTTGTTTAGTTTATTTATAAGAATTAATTTACTATCAATCACTAAATTTTGTAAATCAAATATCATTTGTAGATTTTTTAAATTGCTTTTACTGAAAAATTTTAATAGTTCATCTCTTTTTGTTATTTGTACATCTTTACCAGCTTGTGATGATCTTTTATCTATTTCTTTAGCATATCTGTCATTAACAAACATGATTAATCCAGTAGCATGTTTTTTGGTATTTTTAATTCTTTGTCCTTGCCTTACCATTCTATTATTGTAAATGTTAACAATAAGGTTTAATTCTTTATTAGACTCTAGCTCTTTTAATGTACTAGTTTGTATAGTTCTAAATATTTTACCAGCTGATGATAACTTTTGTGATAATAGTAAAGTTTCTTTAGCGGTAAGCGTAGCCGTTCCTGATAAGTCTGGCAATGTAGCATCAACCATCCATACATCCTTTGTTTTTCTTAGTTTTGGTACTATTTCTTTACCAAACTCTGCTGTCATTGTTTCAAATGATCCGCCAGAATATGCAGTATGCCAAACAATACCTATTTTAGCTTGTGCTATTTCTTTAGCTAAAGCGTTATCTGATGGTATAGCATATACGATTGTATTTGGATGGAAGGTTAAATGATTAATTCCATTAATTTTTTGTGTTTTTAAATCTGATTGTTCAAACATAAAATCACCTTGTATAACATCTGTAATGCCTAAATCTTTTAAATTATCGAAAGCTAGTTTTAATTTTCTGTTAAGATCTCCAGAGGTATCTGCATCAATATCTTCATAATTTTTATACACTTTAGGATTTTTTGCAAATATTCCCTTTTTAGCAACAAAGAATTTTCCATCCGTAGGATCTAATCCTGCGAATACAGCGGGGGCCCCGTCCCATTTAACGGTAATGTCCACAGGTGCTTTTGCACTACCAGATAACATATCCCTCAAAGATCTAAGCGCTAGGATAGCTTGGCGGGCCCCCTTGACTCCTCCATCAAGGATTAAATCCTCTATGTGTGTCATGTGAGTGTTTTTAGATTCGGATAAGTATGTTGTTAATTTTTTCATTATTTTCCTGCCTTTACATAAACTGCTGATTCACTACCTTTAGATCCAGCATAATTTACAAAATGAGTTACAAGAGCATTAGCTACAGTACCACCAGCTTTATCTATATAATAAGCAACATAGGTAATAGCTAATTTGGCTGATATCCATTGCCAATCCTTTTTAGAAAGTTCTTCTTTAAATTCGTCGTATGAAACGTTTTTATAGAAATGATTAAACATCATATAATAAGCTTTAATTTCTCTTTCCTTTCCAGCAGCTATGTTTTTAGCTAATTTTACAATCCCAGCTTTATGTTCTGGTAATTTTTTTCTAGTTTCTCTTTGTACATAATCTTTCATCGGGCCCCAAGATATGCCACCGCCTCTGGCATTCTTACCTTTTATCTCAGCTTTAATACTTCCACCTGGTGTTCCATCCTTTAACATCATTGAACCAATATCGTATACAAGCTCTGCAGATTTAGATGACCAATAAGTAGCTGAGCCTCTGTCGGCTTCTAGTTTAAATCCGTTATATTTGTGCATGTCAACGTCAGGTGGAACCTGATTATTGAATTCTTTTATTGGTGGTGGGAATTTTACTTCTGGCCCTTTAAGAGATATTCCAACCAATCTACGATTGTTAAAATGTTCTAATAAAGATTTGTTATACGAGGTAATATTTGCTGTTTTTAGTTCTTTTAATGAGAATGAATTATCTATTGCCCATATGTCTCCTGGATTCCATTTATCGTCTTTAAGAGGTTTAAATCCAGTATTTTTAAATGCTATATCTTTACCAGCATATATATCGATCATTCCCTTAGTGCCACGATATAACTTCATTCCCTTTTTTACATATCCTTTTTGAATTAACAATTTACTAATATTATATGATGATGTAAACCATGGGCCTTCTAGTTTTAACATATTGTCTAAACTTTCATCAACATCAATTCCTTTGGCCGCGCCTTTTAGAATATCAGGTGTAAAAAAGCTTTCATCATGATTATAGCCATGTAAAAGCATAGCTGATATCATTAAACAATTGTGAGATTCGGTTAATTTAGTATTAGCAGTTCCTCCACCAGCTCCTCCGCCAGCTCCTCCAAATACTTCTGCTTTGCCTATTTGAGTGTTTTTATAGGTTTTACCGTCAGTACCATTTAAGAAAAATCCAACTTTATAACCAGCTTTAACATATGCATCAATTACTCTAATAGCTTCTTCAGGATCGGCAACTTTAAATGAACCACCTTTTGCAAGTTCTATAGGTTTACCATCTTGAATTAATCTTTTTAATATGTCTGTTCTAACAACACCAGTTTTTCCATTAGGCTTTTCCCATTCGGGATTTCCCATAGGAACTAGTTTTTCATTTATTTCATGAGATTTAAAATTAAGCATATGCCCTCCTCGTTATATCTATTTATAAAGATTTAAGCATCAAAAAAGGGATTTGGTAAAATATTTCCTTCGTCATCGAACCTTATAATTTTTTGTTCGTGCAAGATGCTCAACATTTTTTCAGTTCCAACTCTTAACCCTGTATGATAAGCAGTATATGAACTACCTGCTATACAAATAGCTGTTATGATTATCATTTCAATCATCTAGTACTACTCGATGCATTTCTGAATGATAACCTTTTGCAGTCATTTGTGAATGAAATTTTATAGCTTCTTTCATTGATTCAAATAAGTATTCTGCTACTAAAACTTCTTTATCCTCGTCCGTGACGATAACTCTCCAACTTTCCATTATCCAGTCCTCATATATTTTTCTACTGGTTTGAGCTCAATAAATTTTCTACGAGATTTTGAAAATTGTTTCATAGGAGATTTAAATTGAGTATACTTTTTAGTACCAGTAGTTTTATAGCCAACACAATGGCCTTGACCATTTATAATATAAGTATGATTAGGAACTTTATATCCTACATCATCCCAATTAGTTATTTCTTTTAGGGCTTTAAGATCTTTCGTGTATGTAGACATCTATTCTCTCCGCATGTTTTAAAGGCAATTCTCTATCGTATCCTCTAAATCCTTTTCCATCTAAAATGGATTGTCTTGTTCTAGGTCCTCTGCCATGTAGAGTAACTCTATATCTTGGTAGCTTTTGAGGTGCTGTTTTACTGTAACCATGCTCAAATCTATATTGATTCGTTTTTTCTTTTCGTTTATTGATTTTATTAATAGAGATTACTGACTTTCTAATTGTTTCTATCTCTAACATATCACCTGCACATTTAGTATGTGCAGTCATTACATAAGCATCTGTTCTCATATTATACTCCTTGTGTCATATGTGTGTATGAATCACCACATGAATCTATTTCTTTACCGCATAGGCAAATATTTTCTTCTTCTGTAGAAGGTGCACCGACAGCATCTCTAATTTGATCTTCTGTCGCATCTTTGGTTAGACCAAACTCTTTATAATAATCAACCATGTGGCCCTCCCATTTCTAGCATTTGTGTAAAAACAAGACCTTTTAATTCATCTCGCTTTTTATCCATAAAGGTTTCAGCACGAAATCCGTCACCGTTTATTGGTGATGCAATTCCATGATTATTCCATAAAGTCGATAAAACTTCATGATCACTTAGTTTTTCTACCGCATCAGACGCTGAGTCTGCGATTTGGTCGTTAAATATATTACTCATTTTTCACTCCTAATTTAATTTTATATTGTATATTATACCACGTTTGATTGAATATGTACAGTGTTTATTGAACTCTATTATCAAGACTATCTACTTGACCTCTAATCATATCAATTTCTGTTTCCATTAGTTCAACTTTTTCTAATAGAGCATCAACCTTTTTGTTCATTTCTTCTATTAAAGCAATTGCTTTTTCAATCCTTGCCATTATAGTACTCCTGTCCATCTTACGTTATCCTGCCATCCATCTTTAAAGATGTTTCCTCTAGCAAAGTTTTTAGCTGGAGCTTTCCAGGATTTAGCCATTAGTAAATCACCAGGTTGAAATGCTTCACCTGTTTTATTGTCTGTTCCCTTTGGTGGGTTTAAAACGATAAATCCATTGCAGCTTCCTTCTCTAACAAATCTAATAAAGTTTCTATTAACTTCTACTTCGACCTTTGGTCCTTCTACATGTTCAGCATTAGATCTGATTCTCCAAGCTTTGAAGTCATTCTCCATCTGCTTAGCTACTGATTCTGCCTGTTTGATTATTTTTGCCTTATCCATAAATTCACTCCTTTTTTGATTTATATAGTTATTATAACAAGTATTGAGGCAAATGTACAGTGTTTTCTGCAAAAAACATGCAGAAAGTTAGCCTATATATCACTCTGACTGGCCTGCCCACCAGGACTCGAACCTGGAACCCTCAGCTTAGAAGGCTGATGCTCTATCCATTTGAGCTATGAGCAGATTGTCAGACAACATCGTCTAGTGGAAAAATGTTATATATAACATCCCCCACAGCTTTTGCTATTTCGATATGCTCCTTTTGAGTTCCGTTTTCAGACCGTAATTGTATGTAATGAATCCAAGATCTTAGAGTACCATTTACATACATTCTTGACATTGTTAATCCTTCGGGTAATACAGCTCTTGCTTGTTCTTTAGCTATACCAGCTTTTACAGCCCATTCATAAGCTTGCTTACACCTTTCGATTACAACTTCTTGATAAGATTCCCATACGTAATTTATGGAATCTTCTAATGGTAAATCAATACTATTCTGTCTGTTCTTATTATCTTGTAATCTAGCTTCTCGTGTAGTGAATGACATATCCTGAGTTGGATCTGCATACCTTTGTGAGAATTCTTGAAAAGAAAAAGATCTGTGTCTTAGTATTTGTCTACCGATATCTCTTGTAGTTTCTATTTCTAAACATGCACTTACCATTTCCAATGGAGACCAGTGTTTATGTTTAATTAGATATTGTACTAGCTTCTCAGCTGTTTTCTCATTGTTTTGATTGCCAGGATTTGATACCCTTGCACAATAAGCGACCAGTTGGAGGAGGTCGTCGCTTAACTCTGTCTCCTCCGCTGGTCGACTATATGATATAAGTTTCACATTAAACATATATTAGTCACTTTTTACCAAAGTGTAAACACCCCATGCGAGGCCTACCCATGCGAGTAGTTTGGCAATACCGCCAAATAAAACTACTGAACCACAGACAACAATTAGTGAAATTCCATCCCAAGATGTTCTTTCTCCTAATCTATCCATAACCCAGTTTTTTGCGTTTAGTAACATATTCATATATTTTCTCCTTTATACTTTAAAGTCTGCATATCGATCAGGACCTTCCCGATCGCCAAACTTATTTATTGGTTTGTCGGGTATCATATCAGACATTATATCTGACTGAGCCGACTCTTCTACATCATATAATTTCATGCGGGAACGATCGATACCAATAACAAATCGTTTAAATTTGGTAGGATCGTTATAACGATTTTTCAATTGTTTTACCATTATTTGACCTAACTCATCAAGTTCCTCTGTTGATATTAAAGCAAACATTAAATCAGCCGTCGCTGGTAAACCAAATGATTCCGAAGTGTCCTCCAATCCAACATCAGTATTACTGAAGCCAGACCTAGTCGTTTGCGTTGCCGAAACGATAGGGACGTTAAATTCGACAGCAAGGCCACGAAGTTCTTCCGCGATTGCTTTGATGTACGAATAACTATTTATACTACCACCCATACCTTTCATACGGCTAGATGCACAAATATTTAAATAATCCACATAGATTATATCAGGCAAGAAGTTCTTTTTAAGCTTTAATTCGTTTAATAAAGCTCTAAAATGGCCAGTATGGGCAGCACCCGTTGGGTACTCTTTAACAATAAGTTTTCCGATTGTGCCTGTAGCAATCTTTTGAATCTTATTATCAAATACATTTTTAGGTAATGTCTCTAATTGCTGTATCGGTAAATCCATAAGATTAGCATCGATACGTTCAGCAATTCTTTCTTCAGCCATTTCCATAGTAATATATAAAACATTTTTTCCTTGCTCTAGAATTGATGCAGCACAGTGACACATAAATAAAGATTTACCTACACCAGTACCTGCAAGAGCAATGTTTAATGTTTTATTTGGCAGTCCGCCTTTTGTAATTTTGTTAAAATAATCTAGATCAAATGGTATACGGTTTTCTTTCCTATTGTAAAAGTCAAAACGATCTTCTGAATTATCAATGTAATCATGCCCTACAGCTTGATCAAATGAAACTCCTAGGGCAGAAGATAATATTTCAGGTATTGCACCTTCAGTTTTTTCTTTATCTTTGCCATCAATGATTTGAATTGATTCCATAATAGCATTATATACTGCACGATCTCTACACCATTTTTCTGATTCTTTAATTAGGTAATCAGTATCAACATCAGACTTAGATTTAATTTCATTAATAAGATTTGTTGCATTAAGCATGACCTCATCTGGTGCTGATATTTTTCCTAATTCTAACTCTAATACTTTACCCGTTGGAAGTTTATTGTGTCTAGCAACAAATTGAGTTACTAGGTCAAAGATAACCTTATGTGTTCCTTCAAAATAATCTTTTCTTAAATAAGGTACTACTCTTCGGCAGTATTCTTCATTGTGTATTAGATGGTTGAGTATGTGTGTTTGCAGTTCCAATCTTTGCCTCTTTGTTTTCTAGTGATTCAGATATTATAAATTGTAATAGTGCACCAATATAATTTTGGAATTTTTCGTTGTTCGTTAATTCCTCTGGTTCACAATTACCAGAGTCGTTTAGATTCCAGTTAAATGATAAAGTCGCATTATCGTTTACCACATCTTCTGAAATTGAAACGGCTCCGTATGTAAATATAACATCTTTCCATTTGCCTTTTAATAATTTTATTGCGTAAAATTCACTTGCAGTGTTTTCTAGCATTTTATAATCATCATTAGATATATTATACATGGTTTCTTTACTCATGTACAGTGTTATCTGGGTCTATTTCAACATCTAGCAATGGCTTATGTCCGATTGAATAATAGCTTTTAACAAATTTCTTAAAGTCTGTTTCTTTAAAAATTGGATCCCAAAATTCTTTTGTAAGTGTATCTTTTTCTCTTACTTTAGGTTCCATGACTTCTCCAGTAGCATGATCCACTCTTGCATACCAACCAACATTTGGTTTAGCAACATAACCTCCAGCAAGTCCTACATCTAGCAATCCGCCATAAGGTGCAATTCCGCCTTCCCATGTAACTGCAACTGGAATCTTAGATTTTTCTTTAACAAACCTAGATTTTTCTACATTAATAATAAAGTTATAGCCTTTAACTTCTCCGCCTTTTTTCTGTTGCTGTCTTCCAACAATCCAGATATTATCTGCAGAGTAGTAAATGCCAGTTCCGCCTGAAACAATTGCTTTAGGGAACAAACCAATTTCTTGGTATGTATGATTAACAGCAAGTAAAGGAATGTTCTTCATGGTTAGATAAGGAGTGACCATTCTAAACAATCCCTTTAATGCTTTAGCTCTTGACATATCTGCTACTGACTTTTCGTTTAATGCATCTTCTAATTCTTTCTTAGATGCTAAGTTACCAATTGAATCAATAACAACTATTACTTTATCGTTTCTTTCAATGGTATCTAATTGATTAACTAAATCAAATTTTAATTGCTCAACATCTGTAATTGGTGTGTGTAATACTCTAGATGTATCAATACCAAATGCTTCAAAATATGATTGTGGTGAACCAAATTCTGAATCATAAAACATTAATACTGCATCATCGTGTTCTTTTAAATAAGCACTAGCCATTAGTAAAGCAAATGATGTTTTAAAGTGTTTACTTGGACCAGCTAAAACTGTAAGACCAGAAGTCAATCCTCCATCAATATCACCTGATAGTGCAACATTCACCATTGGTACATCTGTTGTTACCATTTCTTTTTCGCCAAAATAAATAGATTTATCTAGTACTTCAGTACCTTTAATTCTACTATTCTTTTTTAATTTATCCATTATTGACATATTATTTTCTCCTATATGCTCCTAGCTGTTGTGATCTTTCGTATTTACGAGTTCTTGCAATAGCTTCTTTTTTCTTTCTTCTACGTTTTTGTGCTGGCTTTTCAAAGAATTCTCTTTTACGAACCTCTTGCACGATACCAGCTCTATCACATTGCTTTTTAAACTTTCTTAACGCTATTTCAAAAGGCATTGGTTTAGATGGTCTTTTATCTCTAGGATTTCTATTCCTAGCTTTTAAATCTACACTAGGCAACGAACTCCTCCCCTGGCTCCCAACTGCATCCAGTTAAGCCTCCAGCTTTGAGTGCCTTTAATGTTCTTAATACTTCTTGTGCATTTCTGCCAGTATCAAGTGCATTTACAGACACATGTTGAATAACTTGGTAAGGGTCAACAATAAAGGTTGCTCTATAACAAACTCCATCGTCTTCATTTACAATACCAAGTGAGTGACTTAATCCTAAGCCACAATCTGCAGCAAGTGAATGTTGAATATTGCCGATTAGTGTATTTTCTTGTTTCCAAGCTAATTTACAAAACTCGTTATCTCCACTTAGCCCAATTACATTTGCTTCATCTACTAAAATATCCATTGCAGATATCTCGGTTGGACAAATAAATGTAAAATCTTTTGGATAAAAATAAATAACATTCCAATAGTGTTTAACTAACTCACATGGACCCATGTTATTTTCTTTATCGATTCCCATTAAATTAAATTCTGGGAATTGTTTACCTACTGTTAACATATTTTCTCCTAATTAATATATACTATTATACCATACTTTAGTCGGTTTGTACATGGTTAAATTGAATATTTTGTTCCTTTTCTCTATCATCTCTTTCGTATTGAGATCTATAATTATTATTTATCTCAATTGCTTTATTTAAAAGAGTTAATTCTTTAGAATACTTTGAAAAAGCCAATGTATCTTTAGGGAAACATGCTCCTCCGTATCCTTGCTTTCCATCAAATCCTGGAACCTTAGTATGTGATGGTGCAATCCTTTCATCAGCTCCAACTGCTTTAATAATTTTATTAAAGTTTACATTACCATGTGATTTACACACATCGTATAGCTGATTAAAGAAAGTAACTTTTGTAGCTAAAAACGAGTTAATTGTATATTTAACAAATGATGCTTCTTCTAAAGTCATATGATATGATGGGCACCAATTACATAAGCTATATTTATCATAATAACTTTCTAGCAATTCCGTTTGATCTTCGTTGCCACCAAAGATGTGAAACTCTGGATTTACAAATTGTTCACATGCTGATTTTTCTGTCAGAAATTCTGGATTATATACTACATTACACATTCCAGTATACATTTCTATAACGCTTGGTGTTACTGTAGATTTTATGACAATTAAAGTTTCTTTACTGCAGTTAGATAACATGCTCATTACTGAATCTAATATGCTAGTATCAATGTCTCCATCATCTCCCATTGGAGTAGGAACACATACGAATATTAAATCAGCATTGGAATTAACTAGCTTTTCAGTATCTAGTGGTGTATTACCATATTTTGGATCTATAATTTTTTTGTGAACTTTAGTATTTGAAAATCCATAATCAACTGCTTTACCTACAAAGCCATGACCTATAATTCCTAATCTTAATCTTCCTTCTAGTAATTCTGCTATTTTCATAGATCCTCCAAAATGTGAAATTGCGGATTCCAACCATAAATTTTTAATATTGTTGGATCAGCACATGTGTGTTCTCTTTCGCCAGTTACTTCTTTTATTGGTAAGTTATTACCTGGCCATATTTTATTTGCCATATCTGCTACGTTTACTGGTTTTCCATTACCTACATCAATTGCTTTAAACTTATTTGACATATCCCAAAAGTTTTCAATGCAGATATGTATTGCTGAGCAAACATCTGCTACATGTGTCCAATCTCTAGTATGATTAGTTAAATAAGTTAGTGATGGATCTTTTCTTAATAAAGCGTCATATAACATATCTTTTCTACTATCAGGTCCATAAACAGTATGGAATCTTAATCCAATAGAGTTTACATCTTTTGCAATATGTTCCATAGCCCATTTAGTAGTTGCGTATGGTGATTGCCACCATTCATATACTGATGATGAAGATGCATATATAATTGGAACATCTTGTTCTTTACATGCATCAAAAAGATATTGTGATGCAATAACATTTGTATGCCAATATTCTTCTGGTTCTTCGTGTGATTTACGTACTCCAGCTAATGCTGCTAAATGTATAACCATATCAAATAAAGATACATCTATATTTTTTGCGTCTCTAATATCGCCAGTATATTCTGTGATATCGTATTTGTTATAATAGGTATCTAGGAAATGATTTGCTATAAACCCTTTTCTGTGTCCTTGAGTACCTGTTAATAAAATTTTCATAAAAATGCCTCCAAGCTATTTTCATCTCTATCATAATCATATTTTTTAGCTAAATTATTTTGAAATAAGTATTTAGTTTCAACTAAATCTCTTCTATTTTCTAACACTGCTTTTACTTCAGTTGCCATATCTTTAGCTGTTGCAAATGGAACATTTTGACATATATGATTATAGTTTTTCATAGGATCAATAACTTCTAAATCAGTTGGTAATCCCATAATAGCTTTAGCTTCATCAATGTTTAAGTATCTATCTTCAATTGGATGAGCTACTACTTTAGGTAAATGAACTACAAATGCTCCAATATAATTAACTGGAATAATTGTACCTCTTAACATAATATTTCCGCCTGCTTCTAATTTTGCATGTTTACGTCTAGCTTTTGCAGCTTCTCTTTCAAACTCTGGATATTCATCCATCCATTCAGCAATTGTTCCATGTTTAATTCCCATTTTCATTAACCTAGATTCAATGGTTACAGATTTTTCTTCGTCCTTTACTGATTGCGAATACTCATAATGGGACATTCCACCTTTTACAACTTCTAGCATATATCTGTAATAAGGATCATCTTTACTTGGTGTCTTTTTGTTTAGTACTTCCGTTTGAAAGTTACTTTTTACACTAAGTATTAACTCTTGAATTGTTGGTCTTTCTTTATCAAAATAATTTAGTACTGGAATTTGATCTCCAAAATGCTTTTTGTCCCAGAAAAAGAAGAATGTCCTTTTTCGATATTGAGGACTGCCATGATTTAAACTCTTTGTTAAATAAATCGAGAAGTTGTACCCATTTTCTTGGCCAAGTTGATACAACTTCTCTCTCATGAATGCACCTATCTTTCCGGCTAGACCTGGTGCATTCTCTCCCCACAGTACTTTTGGTCTAACCTCTTGTAAAACAAACTCGGATGATTTTTCCATCCATTGATTATTTTCGTTTTGTTCACCGTGTGAATTATGATATGTGCTTAAACCAGCACATGGACATACAGATGACACAACATCAACCTGTTCTAATTTTACGTTAGGTTCTTCATCTAAAACATGATATGGAATACTTAACCCTTGTTCATAATAATGCTTAATTAAGTGTTCTTCATTTCCCATAAATCCAGAATATGTCATTAGATATTCTGGCTTTTTTCCATAAGCTTCGTCTGAAGCTAAAATTTCACCACCAATTAGTGGTACTATACCTGCGTGTTTCATCCTAAAAAATTCTCCAATGATGATGCGTTTTTAGCTTTAATTGCATCTTTATAAGCTTTTGACCATTGAATAAAACAAGTAACTCGTTCTTCTCCTTTCCATGGTCCATTTGCTAATACTTTAGTTTTTAATGCTACGTAATCTGGGTACATTTCAGCTAATTGTCTGTGTACTTGATTACTTAATTCAACTGTTCTATATTCTGAACAACCTCCTTTTGCATTAGTGGCCGATATAGAAACCCTATATCTTGTTGTAATTCTATTAGCAAATCCTTGTGTTAACAGCTGTAGATTAGCATGGAAATCTTGAGAAGTTTGTAACTTATCCCATACAATATTTCTTGGTAGATTTTTTGAATCAAAGTAACAATTAGTCATAATCCTTACATTGTTTTGATGAGGCCAATATTTTAAATCTGGTACTACCCATGATGTTGAGAATCCGCCATGATAGATTTGTTCCTCGTCGCACCATTTATCAAATGTGTCAAATGCATCGTCATATTCTTCATCAGTCATATCACGAGTTTCCCATTTGGTATCTATATGCTCTGGTGCTGGACCTTTATATTTAAAGTATTCCATATCATCATCGAGTACCATATGTCTCGTACTATAAAACTCATCCCAAATCCATTGTCTCGTAGGTGATAACCCTTTAATAGATGCTGGTAATTCGAGAACTTTGTCCCCATATATATCGCGCATTTCATCAACCTCGTGAGGTTGTACTGTAAATTTAACTTTTTGTTTCCATTTTTCAGGTAGATTATCATAAGTTTTTTGTTTATGAATTCTTCCTAATGTTGGTATAATCAAATGTTCCATTTTATACTCCTGCTAGTGTTCTAACTAGATTATTAATTAAAAACATTAGCCCTACTCCGTTTAGTAGAATTAATGCTCTATCTTTCCACATTATAGCAACTATAAGCCATAACGATATTCCAACCAATGAAAAATATAGATCATATATTTGCATACCTTCTACACCTCTTATTGACATTGCAAATAATACAAATATTGATGCTACCCATTTTATATACCAATCTTGTGTATACTTAGGTGTGGCTGATTTAAATATTCTTTTGCTGTTCTTTATTTCTTTTGGATCAAATTCTGTCATATGTTACTCCTGCTTCGTCAAAAAGTTTAATTGTGTCATCATTACTTTCAATCCATTTTTTAGGTATGATATCTAAACCAGTATGATAAACTACTCTTTTTATACCTACCTGAATTAATCCTTTTGCACATTCACTACAAACCGGAAGCCCTGAAATATATATAGTAGCTCCTTGTAGTGATACTCCATTATACGTAGCATTATAAATACAATTCATTTCTGCATGAACTACGTATTTGTATTTTTGTTCTTTATTGTAATATCTGTCATCATTGTCATCAATGCCTCGAGGAAATCCATTATATCCTTGTGCTAATACTTGGCCTTTTTCACCGATTGCAACTGCACCAATTTTTGTGCTTGGATCTTTTGACCAAGTAGATACTTCCTGTGCTAAGGAAATATATCTGCTATCCCATTTACTTGACAAGATTAAAGTGCCTCTCATACACGTGTAAGTTTTGTACTTGCCAATGGATATCACCATGTTCTAATGGTACTCCTTGATAATATAAATCATCTCTTAGCATATCAAGCACATGTTTCTGCCAAGCGTAATCATTACGATAGCCAAAAATTACATCGTTAGAACGCATCTGTACTACACAATGTAGTGCATTATCTCTTATATAATAGGTAACTGCATTAGTACAAATAAAGTCGTTTTTACCTTGTTCTTTATACTCTAACCAAATGCTTGGTCTTTGATAGATCATTGATGCTCTACGTGAATCAGGATTTTCCAATAATTCTTTAAGTACTTTATCATATTGTTTATAATACTTTTTAGACCAAATTAAATAGCCATAGTTTGAATTAATTTCACCATGAATATTTGCTGTATATTGCCAAGCTTGTGGTGGTTGTTTATCACCTTCAGGGTAAATGTCAGTAATGTTAGTTGATTGGCTATCGTACCAGCGTAACTCATCTTCGATATATTCTTGATTAGGTTTACCAAAGATAGCTGGGTCATCAGCATAAAAGTTAGCACCAATCATTTCGATTGTTTTAGCACCAGTTTTATCAGTAGTAAATCTTTTTTCACGAAGTTCGTTTTTAAAGTAATGTCTTACTTGGCTAAGTTCCATTGCAATACTAGTCATTTTTATTCCTGTTAAATGCATCTTTACTTGTGTCTTGGCCAGGGATTCCACCTCTGCAATAAGCAACAAAGAATGATGCATAGTTAATTAAATCTTTACCTGAGTCTTCGAGTGATTCAAAGTTTGGTACGTAATCTTCTGATTGCATTGCTTCCATAACAGACATCATACGCAACATCTTTGCATGCATAATGTCATGAATAGTTGTAATGCCATTGGGGTAGTAATCAGCTTGAGTTATCTTGGAATTTGGATTCTGATAATCGTTTGATTTTTTAGTTTGTAATTCAGCACACTCTTGTAGTACTTTTAGCGATTCTTTCATGTCAATGCTCCATAATTTAGTAATATTATACCATACTTTTCAACAAATGTACAGGGTTTTTTTAGTCTTCTGGAGAATAAATTATACCTTGTTCATTTAAAACTTGCTTATTCCAAAGATGACCTTTTTCAGTGTCGTCTTTACTTTGTCCAAAATAAGGAACTGCATGGCAATCATCTATCATAGTTTGATTTATACTATGAGTTGAATCTCCCAAGAATAACTCTCCTAATATTCTGCCAAATTTTCCTTTATCGTGAGACAAAAGTTGTATCTCTTGATCTTTCAATAAGCCTTCAAGATGATACTTTGATTGTTTACCATAAAACTTTTCTTCTAGGTCTCGAGTTCTAGATTCTGGAGTATCGATACCCATCATTCTTACTCTTTGTTTTTTGTAAACCATTCCAAACCCTAGATCTATATCTACGTCTACAGTGTCGCCATCTACGACTCTTGTAACTTCTACTTTATATCTATACATAATTGTGTTTCCTATGTGCTTTCTTTTCTTCCCAATCTCTAATAGCTTGTCTAATAGAATCTTCTGCAAGAACTGAGCAATGTATTTTAATTGGTGGTAATTCAAGAGCCTCTGCAATATCTTTATCTTTCACGAGCTTTGCTTCTTCTATAGTTTTACCTTTTAACATTTCAACAAACATAGTAGAAGATGCAATTGCTGAACCGCAACCGTATGTTTTAAATTTAACATCTAAAATTTCTTCAGTATCTGGATCTAATTTTAAGTCTAGTTTCATAACATCTCCACATGCTGGTGCACCTGATAGACCTGTTACTACGTTAGGGTCATTGGGGTCAAATCTTCCGACACCATGCTTTGCTGGGTTATTTAAAACATCCTCGAATCTGTCTACTACTTTTTTTGAATATGCCATATATCTATTTATAAAAGATGTGGTTGTCTATGTGCACAGTTTTGTTTAATGAATCGGCCCAATATGGATAAACACTATCAGCATGATAGTGTGTAGCATCTTCAGTTATATCACCAAAATCTCCTTGTATAACTCTTTCAGCTGTGATTAAGCTAAAAATCCATGTTGCACTATCAACTGGTTCATCAGACTTTCCATCACAATACCAGCTAAATTGACACATATGACGAATAGGTACTAAGTTTCCTTTCCAATTTTCTTTCCATCTAGCTTGATATACAACATCACAAATATTATTTGGATAGTCTGGATGCTCTACTCTATTTTGCACTACTTGTGCGACTGCAACTTTACCAGCAAGTGGTTGATTTCCAGCTTCAAAATATATATTTTTTGCTAAACAAACTTGTTCTTTTTGGTATTCTTTAAATTCAACGATGTGGCCATGAAAGCTAATATTATCTTGTGCATGTATTTTAGAAGAAACGAATGCTACCCATAGAGGTAGTGTAACTACTATTGTAATTTTAATTATATTTTTATGAAACCATTTTTCCATCTTATGCCTCTCTATCTAAATCCCAAAGTATTCTAACACCTTTTTTAGTTCTGTTTATGAACAATTTATATTTGGATTGTTCTTCTCTCCACTCTCTTACCCATGATTGACCATCTCTCTCCGCATCTGCAAAAACAGCATTAGTAACTACAATCGGTATTAATACTAAAGCATGTATAATAATGCTTGTAACTATGTCATAATTAATAAATCCCATCCAGTATATTGCAATTAAGCCAAAGAATGCACTCCACATACAAAATAAAACTAACATAAAATATGCTTGTAAACTAGGTTCTGGTACATATTTTAATGGGTTATATCTAACATCCATTACAACTCTCCATGAATCTACGATCCACATAAAAAATCTTCTATTAAAATTTGGTTTTCTCATAATATTCTCCTATAAATTATTTCTAAATACGAATTCAATTGCTCTTTCAGCTTCTCTTCCTATATCTCTTTTCTGATACCAACCACCAGTATCATTATCAAGGTCTCTGCATAAGTACTCTATTTCTTTTGATGTAATTGGATATCCTCTAGACATTGCATTACCTGCAGTTGATACCATAATCTGATACATTTTAGCATACCAGCCTGATCCTTGAATTCCTTTGTAATCTTCTACTTGGTTTTTATTTACAAAAGGGCAGTCTGCATATCCTGTCCATGTAAAGTTAGTGTTATTGAGTGTTCCTTTTCTGTGTTCGATGAGTCCTTTTTTAATTGCATCTGGTAACTTATCGAAAAACGATTCATTTGGTACGACATACTTATGCTTTTCCATGAGTGGCCCTGGGTCCATAATTTGTCCATCGTGTGAGAATATAAAGTTGTAAGCTGATTTGTATTTGCTTGGTACGTAATACATTCTTGATAAATCTTTTGTTTGTGCATCTGCGATATCTCCTATCTCTTTGTTTAATGCAAACCAAAAATGTTTAATGTCGCCAACTTCTACTTCTCTAGTCAGTGGAAATATTAAACGAAATTTTGGTTGTTCTTTTGTTGATGATGCAGTTGAATAACAAACATAGCGATATTGAGAATACTTAGTTTCAATATCTTTAATGTCACCTTCGTAATCATCAACATCAACAGCTGCCCAACCTGCCCAATTCACTACATGAGCATTAGCTCTAGTTGTATCAGCTACATAAGTTGCTGGACTAATTAGAGGAGCATCTTTTTTCTTTTTGTATTTATTTGATTTTGATAAACTATATAGTACTTGCTCAAACTGATCAAAGGATTCATAATCCATTCTTTTTTCAGTTTTGTTATCGTATATAGAATCAAATATCGTTAAACTTACCATGATTACCTTCGTGTGATGGAGCTTCCCAATCGTCTGGTTTTACCAAGTCGGGCACTCCTAATGGGTTTGGCCTTGTTGGTTTCTTTCCAACATTTTTTCTCATGTTTGCATAAAGTACTTCGTCCCATGCTTTATATGGATCAACACCATATGCATCAAGTGTACCAATTGCTACTACACATAAGTCGATAAGACCATCCACAATTTCTTCTGCATCCATATTTACTAGAGCAGCACTAGTTTCATCTAGCTCTTCTTGTAAGAAGTCTATTCTAAATTCTAGGAAATCTCTTAGTTTGTCTGGATTGTTTTCGACCCATTCCCTTGTTCGGTATTTGCCTTGCATATCATATATGTCTTTTACCCAGTCTTTGCTCATGACGGCATTACTATATCTTGTTTAGGTGTTACTATTCTGCTTTTTCCGCTCATTTGATTTATTTGTTCTTTTAATTGATCAATAGGTGCAACAGTAAATAATACATGTTTATTTGATATTGTTACTCCTTCATGAGCATTTGTATAAGCCATAAAAGGTATAAATGTTATTTTACCTTCGCCTCCTGGCAATAAATTAAATCCATTTGAAATAGTTACACTATCTTCGTTTTTAGTTACATCTCCGATTATTTCTTCACCGGAAACAAGTCTTATTAATAATTGTTCTGTTTTCATTTAAACATTTCTCCATTTTGGTATATTATAACACATCTTATGCATAATGTACAGTGTTTATCCAAAAAAATCTTCAAGGGTAGATATCTCTTCTGATGACCAGCCTACAGCTGATAGTATTGGATCAATCGGATCCAGGAAGGTTTTTTGAAATTGTAAATCGTAGTCTATATACTTATGCAATCCAAATTCTTCTGGTAAGAAGTCCATGAATGCAATTACATTTTCATGTAAACGATTAGGTTGTTTCAAATATACGAATTTAATCTTTTCGCCATTTTGAACTTTTGTATACTTTTTAGATAATGAAAGATCATCTATTTGGCTATTGTACAATAATGCACCACGAACGTGAATTGGTGTACCTTTTCTATAGATGTTTCCGCCAGTACCTCTAAAGTCATTTACTTTTGATATTCCTCTAGGGAATGCAATCTGATGTGCGGATAAAGTATTAAAGTATCCTTTAAACTGCTCAATTGCTTTTTGGGTTTCTGCTTCTGAACCAGACATAATAACTTTAAATATTTGTTTTAATGCATCTCGACATGGCTCTGGAGTTGAAGATTTAATAGCTTCAATACCCATAATTTTTAGTTTAGGTGTTTTGTATCTTACACCTTCGTTATCATGAACATTTAAAATGTATCGTTTTTTAGCTGTCCATAATCCACGATCTGCAATGGCCTCTCGTTTCATTACCATACGATTTGATACACCGCCTAAAATGCCATATAGTTTATCGTACGATTTTTCTAGTACTGGCTCTAGATCTTTTTCGCAAACTTTATCCAAGAAATCAATAGGATTTGGTGGATTAATTACTTTAACTAAATCATCTAGGCATACATACAAACTGTCTGTGTCGATTGCAAGTACATAATCTTTATAGGTCTTCCCGTTTCGCAAGATACGATTAAGGTGTCGATTGATGGCATATTCAGCCCATCGTATAGTAAGCTGGCCGGTAAGTGTGATAGCTTCTGCGATTCTTTGGTCGAAGAATCTGAAGTATCTGTTACCCATAGCACCATAGAGAGAATTAAGAAGGATTTTAATAGCCATCTGCCGGTTTTCGCTGATGGATATATCCCTTTCAATCTGGTATAGTTTTTGTTTATCTTCTTTGTCGACATTTTGTAATTCCTTTTGTGCGTTAATCATTTGTTTCTTAATACCAACTCTTTCATTGTACATTTCATCAATGATCATTGGAACTATACCTGGACGATTAGTATTAAAATATTGGCCACTAGCTGATAAAGCTTTGCCATTGTTATTTAAAGTCTGTGAATCTGTAAGCACTTCTTCAATATCAACTTTTGTAACCTCTCCATCTGCAATAGTTTCAGGTGACATGTTATATTGCATAATGATTGAAGGATACAGTGAGTTGAGATCAAAGCTTACTACGTTATCGTGAATTCCTACATGTGGATCTTTAACGTATCCGCCAGGATAATTTGATTTAGTTTTATCTTCTGAAAAGGGTACTACAATTTTGTTTTCATGCAACTTGCGGTATATAATAGTATCCCATATAGCAGTTGTACCAAAAGTGTCTTGATAATTTACACCACCTTTATAAGCAATAGTCATCGCCAGAGTGATTAATCCCATTTTGTCTTCTAATCTATCTACCAACTCTACGTCTTTAATATTATAATCAATAAACTTTTGATGATCATTCATATATAAAGAGAATAGTGAACCATGTTCTTCGTAACTTAATTTGTTTTCTCCAAGTACTACATGAGCAATATGATCAAGACGATACGATTCTTGTGCACCGTAAGTGTAACCAAATTTTATAAAGAGTTCCATATAATCCAGCATTGAAATGCCTTTAATTTCGTATGCTGTTTGAGAACGACCTTGTTTAGTAATTTCTCTACGTTCAATCATTCCCCACGGACTTAGCCTTTTAACATATGCATCACCAAGTAAACGATGTATTCGATTAACTAGATATGGCATATCAAAGAATCTTGTATTCCATCCAGTAATAACATCAGGACAATGCGAAGGTAATGACCAATGAGTTACAAAGTCAATAAGTAAATCAGCTTCTGTAGCACACTTTTTGTAAATAACTCGATTTGTTTTCATTAGAGAGTTTTCTACGTTGTAATCGCCTAAACCCCAAACATAATATGTGTTATCAATATTGTTTTTAATTGTAATAGCTGTAACTACATTATCAGCACGATCAGGCTCTGGGAAACCATCATCTGATTGAACCTCGATGTCGATAGTAGTAACATTAATTAGATTACGATTAAACTCAATGTGTCCAGGATATTCATCATTAATAAAGGCAGATATGTAACGAGTGTTACCATAGATATCTCTACCTGCTACGTGTTTGTTTTGATTTACCCATTCATTAGCATCTCTCATAGAATCAAAATGTACTTCTCCAACTGGAGTATCATCTAGTGCTTTCCAATTGGTAGGTCGATTTGTTGAAACGTAAAGAGTGGGTTTGTATTTAATTTTTTGTTGGATTCTTTTACCATTGTCGTAACCACGATATAATAGCATATTGCCATATCGCGAAACGTTAGTGTAGAATTTCATCATATAAGTATCACCTTTTAATAGTAGTATTATACCATAGTTTTATCATAATGTACAGTGTTTTTCATAAGGTTTGGGGGAAGTTTCCCTCCCCCGCATGATTTGTCAATTTGGTCTTAAAAATTATTTAATTGCATCCACATGATTAAAGGTGCTAATCCTAAAATTAGTCCAGTAATAGTTAATGCAAACAAAGTAGTTCTTAAGGCCTCGGCAACGTCTTCATACTTATCCATAAAATGGACTATATGTTTCATGTTGTTTCTCCAGTAAATATTTAACTTATACCTACTGAGTTTCGCTGCTCACCGGATTTATTCTTGAATAAATTCCTTCTTCTTTGATGCCCCAGCAGACCCTAATTTGATCTTCCTAGGACGCCTCTCTTCTGGAACTTCAACTCTGGCGTTAACCACGAGTATTCCGTTCACTAGATTGGCACCGTCAATTACAACAAATTCAGAGAGTCGGAAGGACTTCTCAAACTTGCGGGACGATATACCTTTATGTGC